TTGTCGATTGTAGCGCTCGGGTCAAGACGCCACTCTGGTAGCTTGTGCATCTCGGCGTCAAGCTGCTTGTCGAACGTGCTGAGATGGTTCTCGTACACATGCGTGTCGCCCATCATGAACGTCAGCATACCAGGAGCGTAGCCAGTCTGCTGGCAGACGATGAGCAACAAAGCGGCATAGAGCACAATGTCGCTTGGCAGGCCAAGACACAAGTCTACCGAGCGCATAGTGACAATGCAGTTGAGCTCGTTCTTGTCAGCAGACACTTGGTACTGCGCAAGCAGGTGACACGGGGGGAGACAGCCTTTGTGCAAGTCGCTTGGGTTGTAGGTCGTCAGCAGATGCCGCCGGCTGAACGGGTCTTTCTTGATACAATCAATGAGATACTGCAGCTGGTTAAAACCTGCGCCCCAATTGCGCCACTGCGCCCCGTAGATACGACCAACTTGGAACTTGTCAGGCGTCACGCCGAGGTTGCCGACCCACTTTGCAGCGTTGTCGTCCCAGTAGTTGCAGCCAAAGTCCTTAAACGCGGCTAGGTCTTCGTAACCAGTCAAGAACGCAGCCAGCTCGCCGATGATGCCTTGCGTATGCATCTTGCGGGTTGTCAACACCGGGAACTTACCTTGGCGCATACAGTCAATGCGGAAGCAAGTGCCAAAGCTGCTTCGCGTGGGGCCGACACGTGACTCGCGACGCTCGCTGTTAACAAGCACCGACGAGACGAACGCCAGGTATGATTCTTCAAACGTGCTCATTTCCGACCTCCCCGTGGTGCTGGCTTCAGGCTTTGCAAGTATGCCAAGTAGAAGACACAGTAGTTAATCATGTCGAGCAGGGTATCTTCGACAGACTCGAAGTTTGGCTCAGCGTCCGACGATGCAAGCGAAACTAGGCGCGACGACTTGACATGAATCATCTGCGTGTAGGACTTGTCTGCAAAGGGGAAGTACGAGGCAAGCGGGGCGGCGACGTTGTAGTCTTCGTGCTTGGCGACAACAGTCGCAATAGCTGGCTCGAGCAACAACAGGTATTGTTTGCGGTCCATGGAAACTCCTTGAGAAAATACAGGCGAAAATAAAGGACCCTAGGGTCCTTTATTCAAAGGCCGAACCAATCAAATTAGACTGGAGCAGCTTCGTTGACTGGCGTGCTTTCTTGAGCAGCAGTCGCGGCGGCTTCGGCGTCAGCAGCAGCTTTTGCAGCAATAGCTTGTTCGGTTTCAGCGGCTTTGGTGTCCAGGGCTGCAGCTTCAGTGCGCAGGGCTTAGGCCTTCGCGCGCAGGGCTTCAGGTGTCACGGCGACTGGCGCTTTGGACATTGCGGTGCGGTAGTAGGCGATGCAGCCGGCGGTTGTCTTTGCGTCAGCGAACTTTTCCTTGACGGCAGCCAGCACTTCGGCATTGCCCAGGCCTTGGGCAATCAGCTCTTTGGCAAAAGAGCCAACGCCTTGGTTCGGGCCGCGCTTGCCAAGGCTTGAATACTTGGCTTTGTCGCTAGCTTCGCCGGTCGAACCGGTGACAGCAGCAACCGAATTGGCAAAGGCTTCAGCAGCCGCATTGGTGACGCCGGTGGCGACTTCAGGCAAAACTTCAGGTTCGGTCATTTTCTTCTCCAGAGTGAGGACTGCGGTACGCGCAGCGGCGAGCGACTTGAAAGTCGTTTCGGTGGACACGCCCAGCTTCGTAGCACGTTCATTGTGCATCTCGATCAGCTGGGCCATGTTGAATTGTTTGAGGTCGTCGTTTGTCATGAAAGGCTCCAAAGGTTTTTGGTGGGCAGGAATCGCAACTACGAATTTCGCTGCGATGTAGAAATTATAACGTTCAAAAGTCGCAATGTAAACACTATTTCGTGTAAATTTTTCCGTTGTTACAATTTAAGCGCTGCGAACAAGTCGTCTTGGGTAATGTTCTTCTTTTCGAGTATTTTCCCAACACGATGGTCGATGGTCTTCGTAGCCAACAGCAAGTAGCAGCGTACTGCCTGAACCTGGCCTTGACGATGCAGCCGCTTGTTCAACTGGATGTATTCTTCCAGGTTGTATGTCAGACTGAACCAGCAGATAGCAGAACCACCGAACTGTAGGTTAAGACCTAAGGCTGCAGCAGATGGCTGAACCAGTAAAAGGGGTGCGTTGCCGCTATTCCACTGGGTGACGACTTTCTCGACCGCTGTGCCAGTCATCCCGCCCCGTAAAACGAGCGCATCCGGATACTTCTTTAGGATGCGCTCGGCTTCGTGGGAGAATTGATACGCTACAAGAAGTGGTTCGCCAGCCATCTCGTCAATTAGAAGGCTCAATCGATCGATTTTCGCTGTGTGAACGTCAACAACAATTCTGTTCGTGTCGTATAACGCCCCACCAGTTAGTTGTCGAAGCTTCGATGTTAGCACTCCGGCGTTCGAAGCTGTCACCGTGTCGTCTCCGAGCTTCATTATGAACTCCTCTTCGAGGAAATCATACTGATCTAGCACTGCTTTTGGCAGCTCTACGGGGAGCGGAATGACCATAAACGGCGGTAAGTCGAGCCACTCTTCTGGGTCTACGAACATCGCGAGCGGCTTCAGTCGTTCGTGAAGCAGCGCAGACTTCTCGGCATTGATATAGTACCGGAACTGGTCATGCGGTAATTGGTGGAAGTACTTAGCCCTGAAGTGGGTGATGTACTTGCCAAGTGTTGCCCCGCTGTCCAGGACATAGCACTGCCCAAACAGGTCTATAAGCCCGTTAGACGCCGGTGTACCTGTTAAGCCCCAACGGAACTTAAAGCTGTCCAAGCAAGGCTTCAGCATTTTGTACCGCTTACTTGTTGTGCTCTTAAGCTTTGTGAGCTCATCACACAACAAGACACCAAACGAGTGACCCCGCAACAAAAGTGGGGCAGCCCATTCAATGCCGTCGTAGTTAATAACCACGATGTCGAGGCTTAGGTCGTTCAGGACTTCTACGCGCTTGGGTCCGTGAGCTATCCCGATCTTGAGCCCTTGAAACTGGTACCACTTCTTTGGCTCGGTCATCCATGTGGTTCGGCATACCATTAAGGGGGCGAACAACAGGGTGCGGTGCGGGTACCCGAGACGCTTGAGCTCGAGGATTGCTGCCAGGCTTATGGACGTCTTGCCAAGGCCAGGCGGCAAGAAGAGCGCAGAACTTACTCTTAGCAGCCAATCTATTCCCCTTGTTTGGTACTTGTAGGGCTTCCACGTAGGAGCAGCGAACTGACTAGCAACTGAAAGGTCTGCTTGTTGTCCACCATCCCCGCAGAGAAGCCCATCATCTGCAGGTCCGCTATGATGTGTGCTTGTAGGGGCCTTAACTTCGCGCCCTCCCGCTTGAACTCCACAAAGGCTGCTTGGCCTTTGGGAGCCAGCAGCAAGCGGTCCGGCCAGCCCCGAGTCCCCTGTATCTTCAGTAGTATGCATCCGTTGGTCTCCGCGTAAGTTTTAGCCCAGCGTTCTAGGGTTGATTCAAGGTCAGAAGACACATTTGCCACCCTTAGTCTTAGAGTACGGGCACCAGCGGCACTCGCTCGAAGGCTCTGGCTTCCAGACTTCTTCGACGTACATCGGCACTGCAGCGGCTTCGTACTTCTTGCGCAAGGCAATCAGTTGATCGCGGGTGTAGTCAACCGAGTGGACGTCGTCGGTGTCAAGGAACCAGAACTGCGCAGTGACAGTTTCGGCGTCTGGATAGATCGAAATGCCGGCAATAGCGTAGAGCTCGATTTGGTCGGCGGAGGGGACGCGGAACTTGCCTGACTTGAAGTCGATGACCGTGATCTTCTTGTCTTCTTTGAAGTACGAGTCCATCTTGATACGGACCCATGTACGCTTGTCGAACCAGTCAGGTAGTAGGTTCCAGTTCTTATCAAGACCAATGGCTTGCTCAGCTTTAAAGTCTTTTGTCTTCAGGGCGTCAAGCGAGTCTTTCCATTTCTCGACTTCTGGCAGTAGGTCTTTGCCCCAGCCGTTGAGATACATTTCGATGTTGTCGTGCATCTTGCTCCCCCGCTCCATTGCCGGTGAGCCTGGCTGAGGGATTTTGTCCAGGAACTGGAACTTGAACTTCTGCTTACACGCGCGGAAGACGTCGAGTTTGCTGAAGCCCCAAGGCTGGTTGTAGGTTTTGATGGTAGACATAGGTATGCTTTCGTGGTGGTGAGAAGGTTGTCGATTACTTGCATTCTGCAAAGTTCATGCCGATCGCTTCGTCCGAGCGGACTTCGTACTTGAGAATGTCTTGGTACGAACCATTGACAGCACGCTCAAGAATCTCGCGCTCTTCTACGATGTTGTTAATCGGGCACTGAACCACAAGCTGATCGTGCACTGTCAGAACTAGCTGCCCAGTATGTGTTGTAGTTGCGTAAGCGTACATGGCTTCTTTGGTCTGGTCAGCAGCCGAGCCTTGAATCTTGTAGTTCGTCAGCTTGTACTCAAACGTACGCATGACGCCTGCAACGATCGAAGGCTTTTGGCAGTAATACTGACGGCCGCCAAGCGTCTCGACATAACCGCCTGTCTTCCCCGCTCTAGTGAGCGCGTCTTGGAAGACTTTGATTTCAGGCAGCGCTGCAAGATATTTCTTCTTGATTGCAGTAGCTTCACCGTAGGACGTACTAAGCGACTCAGCAATTCTGCCAGCACCGGCCCCGTAAAGCACTGCAAAGCCCAGAGTCTTTGCAACCTTACGCGTGATGCTTGCAATGTCTGCCGCAATCATGTGAACGTCTTTGCCGGGGTCAGCTTGTAGCGCTGCAAGCAAGGCACCGTCCGTGAAGTGGGCGAGCAGCTTCATTTCTTGGGCCGAGTAATCTCGACCGATGAAGATCATGCCTGGGGCGGGGACGATGTACTGACGAACATTGGGTAGGTCGAACTCGAGCTCGTATCCAATCGTGGCCAGTTGAGCACGTAACGCTTCCCACGTAACAGGAATGTTCTGCAAATTGGGCGACGAAGAAATTCGACCCGTTCTTGCTCCGGTGTCAGAGTAGTTTCGGATTTGGTTCCAGCGGATGTAGAGTTTTGCATGATGCTTAGCCTGAAGTAGCCATGGGTTCATGAACGTCCGGAGACAGGTAGCGATAGACCCTCGAACAAGGAGTCGTCCCAGAAGGGTCTTATCGGCGATTGCACCGATAAGACTGTCCTTGGCGGTGGATCGCTTACCGGTGGCCGTCTTGGCAAAACCGGAGCTAAGCCCTGCTGCTTCGATCGCATCAGCCAGTTCAGCATTAGAGTCCACATCAACAACTCGTCCGAGCTGCTCACAAATTTGTTCATCGAGCTCATCCAGCTTGTTGAAGTAGTAATTAGTGTCACGTTCCAGCGCGTCAATGTTGACATAGACACCGCGTTGCTCCATTGCCAGAATATGTGGCATGAGCTTCATTTCATTGGCGTATGCTCTTTGCATGTCAGAATCCAATCAAGGAAGGGTGCAGCGGAGGCGGAACCGGCGGCTGACCAGCCGCGACGATCATGGACTTGAACTTCTTGTATAAGTTCAGCGTCTTTCGGACGTCGCCAATAGCGTAAGTGCCAACAAGTCCCCCCGGGGCCTTGGAAATATGTGCACCCCATGCTTTGTCGTTACTGCGACATATCCCGGCGGCGACGAGCCAGTCCCGTACAGCATCCCGCTCCACAGGTGCCTCCCCAAGATGAAGCTCCGCAAGGGGTTTGAGGGACAGTTCACCGAATGGGTCAAGTAAAAACGCCTGTAGCATTGTGTCATGAACTGCTTCCCATGGAACTTCAAGGCCGAGACGCTCTTCGATGATCGAGCAATCAAACGGCGCGTTGTGGAAGATGAACTCGTTGGCTGGGTTTGTCAAAAGACTTTGCAGCTTACGAACTGCGAACTCTTTTGTACAGTTGTTTTCGGTTGGGTGTCCCCAGGCCATGTAGTAGGGTACGTTGTCGTTGTCGGTATAGACGGCAAGGCCTACAGGCTTTGGTGGGTAATCAGGACGGGATTCGATCCCCTCAGATTCAAAGTCTAGTGCTACTAACATATTTTCTCCGTGTGGCAAAGCCCCCAAGCTTTGGGGCTCAGGGGCTTCTAAATTCTAGTCAATCCGGGGTGCTTCGTCTTTCGGCGCCGGAACTAACGGTGGGTTTGCTTGCTGCACAAGCAAGCTGATCAAGCCATTGACTTCAGCGTAGGGCCGCTGGCTGAGGGCGTACAGAACTTGATCTGCTTGCTGCGTAGTGAGCGTCCAATGAACGAGCATATATTACTCCAGGTTAGGGTAGGGGGTGATGGCCAGTTGATAGGCTTCGTCAGTTTTGGCCAGGAGGACTGTCGAATCCAGGTTGGTCGAAACTTCTTTGATGTTCAGATGAACCTTGAAGAAGCTCTTCTTGTCTTCAACTACAGACAAGGTTGTCACGAACTCGCCGGACAACTTCTGAGCTTGCGCGCAGCGATCGGTAAAGTTTGTAACGGTAGACAGCGAAGTCACAGGGATTTTGGCCGTGTGCATGGACGCAGTCTTCAGTGGTACACCAGCAGGCGCGACAATGATACGAGCACCTTCGCGGCAGGCTTTACCACGAGAAGGCTTACCGTTCGCCCCCACCGCAGTGCCCCACTTATTCCACTGGCAAGACGCGCAGTCGTCAGCTTGCGGCTCGCTTGCTTCAGGATGTGGGTACAAGCTGTCGAGCGCGTAGCACGCTGGCACTTGTACTGTGTCGCTGTCAAAGCCGTTCGGGTAGTAGGTCCGCTCGGACACTGCTGCCAAAACGCGCACGTCAGCAGTGTTGTTCGGAACTGGCTGCCCGTCGACTTTCAACTGCGCATTCTTGAAGCTGATGTAGCTCCCCGTATTACGCAGGGCTTGTGCCTGTTCAGCTTGCTTGGCCAACTGCGCTGCAATGCGCTCTTCAACGCTCATGATTTCTGTAGACATAATTACCTCGTGCTTTTGGTCAAGGACACATCAAATACAACAACACTCTCGGTCCCTGGTACGAGAATGTTATTTTCTTGCAATTCGCGCCAGGCGGGGGCAGACAGACGCTTTTGGAGTAGATCAAACCGGTTTTCTGTGCGGATAAAATCATGCACTTTGTCCCAGTCTTCAATGATAGGCTCGATCTTGGAAGTGATCCCGCAAGTTGCGCGCTTACCGCTTGCTTTTGCCAGGCCAACTTCTTCGAGCTTTTCCTTAATCATAAGTCGTGCTGCCACTTCTTGCGACTTAAGGTCTGCCACTGTACGGTCAAGCTCAAGTCGCGTCTCGCGCAGCTCATAGAGCTTGTCAATCATTTCACCGAGTTCCATTACCGCCTCCCGTAAACAAAGATAGCTGCACGGGCGCTTTATACACGGCGCCGTCCGGTGAGTCTTGGACAATATTCAAGCCGAAGACTTCTGGGTAGAACTCGTGTTCTTGCCCGCCTTCGATGTCTGTAACAAGCACTCGACCGGTCGATGGGGCCGACAACACTCGAAACGAGACGAACTTGAACATGCGACTGCGAAAGTCGAGTAGGTTCATGCCCGGCTTGACTTCCGCCCCGCTTACGTGCTCAATCAGCTTGTACATTTGGCAGCCCCTCAAAAGGTTTGTTGAGTAGGGCCACCAGTTCAGGCGCGTTTGGCATGTCGGCCATCAGCAGCTTGATAGCTCGCTTCTTGGCGACTAGACGCTTGGTCTTTTCGTACTCGGCCAGAAATGCAGATTCACGGGCCGTTTGCTCAGCATGCCGAGCCGTATCGACTTTGGACACGATCCACTTCATCTCGAAGGGTGCATCTACATCGATTTGTGGGGTCTCGTCAACAAACAAGACTGACACGCAGCGGTAGTCAGCGCCGACGAGCACAACAGCTATGTCGCCCGCCTTCAGGCCGAAGTCCAGTGGCACTTTGTAGCTGTACGTCTTAGGCTCTGGAGCTTTGGGCTCACGGTAGCTGGGTTGCTGCGCAGCATTAATTTCATGCTGCAAGCTGCGCGTTGGCTTTATGGCCGTTGGGTTGAACACAACGGTGCAAGTAGTGTAACCTTCTTGCAACAAAGTCATCAGGTGAACGTTCTTCATGTCATATTCTCTAGGTGATACAGCGGCAGAAGCGTCGCTGTAGAAATAATTATAGCGTACTCGACGCCCTATGTAAATAGCCAAAATTTCTCGAATTACATGTCTTCTGCGAAACGTACCGCTTGGAACGTGCAAAAGCGGGGAGCATCAAGCTTGCCGTAGTCGAACCACTTGATCTTGATGATGGTATCGATGAAGCGCTCAGGATGCTCGAAGTAGAACTTGCGCATTTCGTGGGTCAGACGACCGGGCGAAACTTCAATGGTTGTATTTGTAGTGTGGCACCGCGCGAGGATGGTTCCCACCATGCCGTTGGGTGTCTTGTTTTCTTGATGGCTTGCGCGTACCAACTTCCCAGTTGCGTCGCGTGTTGCCTCGTTGTTGTTCATCACGCCTTCGCGGATGCCAACAACTGTCGCCTCCCCGTCAGTGAACCGCTTGAACTTCCAGAGTAGCTGGTCGCTATGCGTAGCTCGGCCGAACTTGTAGAAGCCGTGTGGCCCGCGAATCATGATGCCCTCGTACCCGTCGGCCAAGTACTTACGCTCCATCTCGTAAAACTCTTCAATCGAGAAGATAGTGACTTGCTCAACCATGCGAACGCTTATGGCCGAATCAAGATAGGCCAACGATGCTACAAGATCAGCGGCAGCACTAATCCGGCTACCAAAACCGCCAGCAGCTGTAAAAGAGTCAAAAACCCAGTACGTGAACTCTGGTACTCCGTCAATCGACATAATGCCAGATTGAGTGCGATTAAGAACATGACCACGATTTGGCGCCCCCACAATAAGCTCACCGTCAAGACCATTAGGCACAAGCTGGAACAGCGCTTGTACGTGCTTGTTCTTGAAGGGCTTCAGGTTGCGGGACAGAGCTTGGCCGCCGTAGGACATACAGCGGAGACCGTCAAGCTTAGGGGACACAATGCAAGGGAATGTCAGTCGCAGGGGGTCTTCCAGCGTGGCCGACAACATTGGCTTAAAGTTCATGTCAAGTCTTTCTTAGTTACGATGAAACCGTTAATCATAAGTTGGGTGTTGTTGATGCCTTCTGCGTAGAGATCCAGCATTTGCGGGGAGCCCTTCAGCTGCGTTAGGCGCTTTCTTTGGTTGCTGAACTTATACGGGCTTGTCGGGCTGCTAGACAGCTGCGAAAGCACGCGAGATACGGTATTTTTAGAGCCAAAGTCACCCGCTTTGCCGTTACGGGCAACAATATAGCCTGCGGTGATGTACAACTCCCCGCTGTCTTTCATTTTAGCACAGTCTTCAGACTCAAGCAGAGATACAATAAACTCTGCAATAGCGTCAGGTCGGGCAAACTGTGTATTAACTAGCGTCTGGACGTCTGTGATATGGCGCTTGTTTTCGCGCATGGCTTCTGGGACTTGGTCCATTTCAATGCGAATGCGGTACCAGTCAGACTCACGAATAGCAAGCTCTTTGGCCACAACTTCAGCCATTATCTGGAGTTTCTCGTGGTAATCAAGCTTCTTGATATTTGTCACATAGATGGGGAGAAACCGGCGTGAACCAGTAGCATCACCCAGCTGATCAAGGCGGTTAGTAGTACCAACAAATACAAACCCGCGTTTTTCAATCTTTGTGACTTTGGAATAGACTTCACGGTATTCATCAGTTTGCTGAGTTTGGAGCTGCTTGGACCGGTCCATTGTTGTTTTCTTGGTCTCAAAGATAACACCTTCGGCCAAGTCTACAACGCAGGACCGCTTGAACGCTATGACTTGAGTTCTATTTGAGTCTGTCCCGCCGCTTACAAGCTCTGTGCAGGCATGATAGAAGTCGTGCCCATCAAAGCGTGCAAGGTCTTCAAAGAAGGTTGACTTACCAATACCTTGCGCGCCGGCTAAGATACAAGCTACGTCAACTTTAGTACCTGGTTGCAAAATACGCAGGACTAGGCCTGTCATCAGGTAACGACCCCACTCGTTTGTGTACGCGGGGAAGTCGGTCTCAAGGTATCGCGCTGCCCACGTGTCAAGACGCGGCACGCCGTCCCACTTAAGCCCTTGAACGAGCTCTTGCAGCAAGTCACGATGTAAGTTGGCAATAGCTACAGCACAAGCAGTTTCGATCTTAGCTTTAGGCGCATGCGGGAGGACTTGGTCTTGAATGTACTCCATTGCAGCAAACTCGAAGCTCTCAGCATCGGCTAGCTCTCCCGTAAAGATGATGCCCAGGCGTTTGTCATTAATGAGCATTGGCTCAAACCGATGACGAATAAGGCGGCTGAGATTCATCTCGTTGATGATCGGTGTGCCTTTCTCGTTCATGCTGAGTTGCAGTGTTGCAAACAACTGTTTACGAGACATCTCCATGTCGGTGAGCTCGAGCTCAACCAAGTCAGTAATGTAGGCATCGGCATCTTCGGTAAGCCAGTCGTCGACTCCCTTCCCCATTGGCGGGTGGAATATCTTGAAGTCTTCGATGCCGGTAGCTTGTAGCGCTAAGGCTAAGCCCATAGCAGCTTGTTGAATGCCTGGCTTCGTGTTGATGTCACCATCGAAAATAGCACAGACTGACATGCCTACGCGCAAGACACTTTGAATTTCTGGCAGAAGGCGCTT